TTCTATTCCGTCTTTAAGTTTTCCGAGGAGTCCTTTTTTTTCTTGCGGTTTTCCTTCCATTTATTAACTTTAGCTTGAAGTTGTTTCTGAACTTTCTTCTTAATAGGTTCAAATAAAGATTGAGTGATAGTTGTTGTTGTAACTGCCACTACTGCTGTTGTCACAGCTGTTACCACTACCGCTGTTTCAGGTATTGGCATTTCTATATCTAATACAGGTATCTGTAATTTAGGTGGTTCTGGTTGCTCAGTTGTAGTTTCTGCTTCAGTCTCTTTAGGACGTTCTAAATCAGCTGGAGGTATCACCATAGGTTTATATGATGGTACCCTTGCTGAAGGTGGTTTAAAATACAACTGAGGAATATCTAATGCCTTGGGTAGGTTAGCACTAGGTACATCTATCATTTAACTCTTCATTATATATGCAAGAGCATAATATGGTGGTAAGTTTTTATCTGTACCTGATACACCAGCTGTATCTGTTCTTGAGTCTGTTTTATAGGTAGCATCATTTGAGTTAGCATACTGAGAAATCCAGTCAATAGCTGCATCTCCACCATGTCTTACTGCATGCCTATATCCAGATTCATTACCATATGTATCATGGCTATGTTCTACATTAACAGCATCTTTTGAACCACCTGATTGGGTTAATGCTGTAGTAACATTTGTTTTAGCAGTACCACTATCATCTGAATGAGCACCGATAATAAATTTATCTCTTAAGTCAGGTGTACTATTTGATCCATCACATAAAACATATCCAGTAGGTATATCAGCAATAGCCCCAGACCACATAACAATGCAACCTGTAGGAAGACCTAAACCAACAGCACTGAAAAATGTAGCAGTACCATCTGCTGCCAATGTAATATTTGCAGTACCAGTACGGTCTTTATGTTGGATATAAGTTGTTTTTATTGTACTCATGACTTACGCTCCTGATTCTTTATCTGAGCTATAGTATCAACCCATACATTAGTATTATTTACTTTATCCCAATACTGCATATCCATTTGTTCTTGCCAGGTAGGATAAAGCTTTTCTCTTTGATTCTTATAATCTTGCTTATAAAATTCAAAATCAACTTTATCCATATCGATAGCTATTGGCTTACCATCTTTATCCTTAGCTGTATAAGTACCTGCCTTATTAAAAACGATTGCAGCCTCTGGATATAATTCAGTAATTATTGTACCTCTATTTATCATGCTTTTATCTCCTGAATAGTTATCCAATCAGCACTCTCACCAAAGCTTCCCATATCTCCCCAACCCATATAAAGAGTTGAGCCGCTTGAGTGGCGAGCGCAGTAAATATTGAAAGTTGTAGCTGTTCCTGCTGTCCAGGTTGGTGTTATATGTGCACTAAAACTTAAATTAGTCCAAGCATAAGAATTACCCATTGTTGGACCCATGAATTCAGTATCAGAAGATCCACCGCCTAAGATAGCATCATCTTGTCTTATTGCCAAGTACATGTAATTCCCAGAGTTTAGAAGAGCTGTTGTCTGGAAATGTATTAGAGCTGTACTGTTACTAGCAACAGGAGTATAAGTAACTTCTATACCAGTATCTACCCAACTTGTGCTAGTAATAGTTCTTTGTGTTTCTATGAACCTACCAGTAGCTGTACCAAGTACTTTACCTTGGTCTTCAGGAATACTTACAGTACCAAAAGCGAGTTGACCTGAGCCATCAGTTTTTAAAAATTGTCCATTTGTACCATCAGCTACAGGTAGATAAAAAGTTGGATTTAAACCACCTGTTGTATCAGCAGGAGCATCTAATGATACGCTCCCTGATGATGATCCATTTAATTTTATTGTCATGTTGATACCTCCATTACTGTCATCCAAGATGATAATCTTTCATAAGCAGCACCATCATATGTTGATACTGTCCTATTTTTATACCAAGTCTTACTAGCAGCATCAGCACACATATAGATAGCATATGTAATTTGATTTGTTGTACTAGGACTATCTAAATAATTAGGTATAGTTGAATGTGCAGTAGTTGAATCGTTGTCATTACCATGGTATCCAGGTTGCATAACTCCAGTACATCTTAGTCTAGAACCCTCTGCATCACCTACAGCAATATCTGTAGCTCCTACACTAGCTACATCACGAACTAATTTATAATGAATACCGTGATCTTCCCAGTCAGCTTCTCCAGCGAAAAAAGCATTTATTAATATTTTATTAGAAGATGATGTGGGTGTTATTTGTACATTAAAAGATGATAAATTAGTCCAGTTATAAGCACTTCCTAAAGATACAGTAGAAGCTGCAGTATCTGTCGCAGTTACTATTTGTAGTATTTTACCTCCTACACCTGTAGCAAGTTTACCAGCGGTAACTGCACTCGCTGCTAGAGTGTCGGCATCAACCGAACCATCAGGCAAACCGCCAACACTGATACCTGATATAGTACCACTTCCATTAATTTGTATTGTCATAGTACCGTCCAGGTTTCTCCACTCTCTACAGTTACAGTAACTCCAGTGTTAATGGTTACTGGTCCTGCAGTCATGGCATTACATACTGCTCCGAATCCGTCTCCTATTGTATAATCAGTTGTTATTGTTTGACCATTCTCCCAGAATATTGCATCAGAACCACCTCCTGTAGCTCCGCCACCTATTGATCCCCAAGCAGCTGTTGATCCTTGATAACCTTCAAAAGCATTGGTATCAGTATTATAACGTAACTGGCCAAGGAAAGCAGTAGGTCTTTGAGCAGTAGTTCCATTAGGGAGTCTTACAGCTCCACTACCTACATATTCAGCACCCCAAGTTTTAGTTTGCCATTTAAGAGAATTCTGTCCATTATATAATTTAGTTTGGTTGTCAGCAGAGGCATTTGTTCCAATATTAAGCCAATCAAAACTGAACCCACTTATGACCATCGTACCTTGAAGACCACTACTACCCCAAAAGTGAGTTAAACCTGATGCTATTCTTAATTCACTTCCAACACCATATATGCTAGCAGTACCAACATCAGTATCGTCAGTTACTCTGAAATTCAAATAAGTCCAAGTATTAAAACTTAGAGAATCTGCAGATTTATCAAATACAATTCTTGAATTGGTAGAATTAGATTCAAAAGTTACATCTTCATTAAATGTAACTGCAGAGTTAAAGGTACTTAAATCTATATTATCCCAAACAGGTGATCCGCCATCTACATTCTTTAGGAACTTACCAGCATCGCTAGTAGTTCCATTTTCTATATCCTCTAATTTAATAGAGGCATTTGTGATACCTTTAGTACCAACTTCTGTTAGAGCCATTAGGTTGATATCTCCTCTATAATAAATCCTGTTTTACAGGCATCAGCTGAATATAAAGTAGTTGCCAGACCAGAAGTATACCAAGCATAATTTATACAATTACCTCCACCAAATCTAATTGAAAAGGTTTTCTGAGTTGTACCCCAAGATGCCATCTTATACATCATTGTTACTGGACTATTATGTTCAGTACTGGCTCCAACATTATAAAAACTTCTTACTTGTAAAGCATCGTTTGTACCAGATACAAATAATGCTGAAGTCATTGCATCTCCAACGTTTGAAGCTTCTGCCTGAGTGAAAGTGCAAGATATATAAAGATCACAACTAGCAGTACTAGGAGTATAATTCCCACTCCATGCTTCTGCACCTTCAGTTATTTGTGGTACAGTATCATCATTAGGAAAATATGATTGAGTGAAAGTTGCTCGAGGAATTTCAAGATATGTTTTTCTAAGTAATTTACCTCCTCCAGTAATACTATTAGCACTTAATGTACCAGCTACTGTGACATTACCATTACTGGCTAATGTTAAATTAGATGTTCCAGTATTTCCTGAGTGGGTTATTTCATCTACTATTATTGAACTCATGGTTTAGGATTGTCTGCTTTAACTTTGTCAATGGCTTCGACCCACTTGTTAGTACCATTCTTTTTATCCCAATATAGCATATCTAGTTGAGTGAATATATCGGGAAAGGTGAATTTACGTTTTACTGACCAATCTGGTTCAGATTCAGGAGGATTATATATTGTCATGCTCCTATCTCCATAGCTATCATAATTGCTTTATTTGACTGACCTGCTGTTCCTTGTCCACCATAATTATAATGGGCATAAGTAGGGTTTTGATCAGTCCATTGACTAGTTTGATAGGTTAATTCTTCAACTGTTCCACTACCACCATAAGGATCATCTACAAAAGTGTAGCTCCAGTTTATGGACGTCCAGTCATAAGCATTACCATATCCAGATAAACCAGTTAAATCTGTATAGGAACCAGTACCTATTTTTCTTGAAAGTTTTAATTCAGCATGGTTACAGTAATAAACGATACCATGTGCATAATGTTGAATTAATATTTTACTTGTATTACTTGAAGGTGTTATAGATACAGTAGGTGTCCTAGCTTCCCAAACATCAGCTGTATGAGTTTTTTGACCTGTTGTTGTTGTAGCATACTGAAGCTGTAAAATCTTTCCTCCACCAGCTTCTGCCCAACTCATGGCTCCATTTGAATCGGTCGTTAAGAATTGATCAGCTACTATATTTGATGGTAATTTTAATACTGTATTATTTCCTGTATTAGCTGGTCCTTGTAGTTCAGTTGAACCACCTCCAGCTGATGCTGTGATTTTTACTCCACTCATGATTTAGGGTATTTGTTTTTAATTGCTAGTATTTTAGTTTTCCATCCATCTATTCCATTATGATAGATGTCATCTAGCTGATCGACCACGCTAGGATACTCAGCTTTTCTTTGACTTTGATATTTAAGTTTATCAAGTTCTACTCTAGCTTCATCTACTTTAGATTGCTCAATAGTTACTTCTTTCCAGTCTTTATCATAAGCTTTTTTCTTGCCGTCATCTATATGAACGACATCAGTATAAGCTTTATATATTGCAGCGAAATCTAACATTAGCCTATCTCCATTAATACGATGTTACTTTCACAAGACATGGAATATTGATTGTCATTTCCATTGATAAGGTGTGCATAGGAACCATTAAGAACAATATACCCACTATTGCATTTCCATTGTGGCTTATAACATATGGAACTTGTAGTATTGGGTGAATCTAAGAAGAACATTGAAGCAGTATTTATCCCATGAAGTGTCTCACCTGTAGAAGTACCACCACAATAAGAACCATGTATACCGTTTTGAGTAGCAGTATAACTACCTTGATGAATAACTGTACTATCTCTCATTGCTCTAAGATGTGCAGCGTCAGTAGCCCATGATGCTCTCAGTTGCATAGAAACTAATATTTTACTACTTGCCGATGCAGGGGTGATATTACATTCAAAAACTGATCCACTTCCTGTTTCATCAGTACCAGTTATATCTACATAACTTGTTGAAGTCGATGTTGTAGTTGCGTCATTATCAGTTGACTGAACTACTTGAAGAATCTTTCCACCAACACCTGAAGCAAGTTTTCCTCCTGTTACAGCATTTGCTGCTAGAGCATCTGCGTCTATTGTGCCGTCTGGTACACCACCAACGGCTAGTCCTCCAATAGTATTTGAAAGACCATTTAATGATAATGCCATTAGCTAATCACCCAACGTCCGTTTACAGTTACAGTGTTATTTACAGTTATAGGACCGACACTGTGCGCCCCTTCAGTTGCTAATATTGTATGTGCATCACTAATGATAAATGAGTTTTTATACATAGTACCATTAGCTTCAGTACTTGAAACATCACCCCATTCTAAAGTAGTAGGTGTTGATGCATTTGCAACAAGAGCTTTACCTGCTGTAGGAGTTGCTGTTGGTAAAGTTACTGTATAACTAGATGCAGATCCCATATCAAGTGGACCTTTTATACCTACATAAGCAGATCCATTAGCTTCACGTTCTCTGAATCGTATAGAACCACCTGATGTTCCTGAAGAATGTTCTTCAAGAATAATATTGCCTCCAAAGGTTATCTCTAGATCATTGCCGTTTGGTAGTTTACATTCACCTACAATAGTAACATCGGTTGATCCAATATTCATCATGTTGCTGGAACTACCAGCACCTAGGTATATAAGACCACCAGTTCTAGCAGTTATAAAACCTGCGCCACTACTTTCTTTAATAATTAGATCGTTATCATCACCCCATCTAGCTTCAACTGCATCATTAAAGTCAACTCCATTAGCACCACCTACTTGAGAAACTGTCTGCCAAGAGCAAGTGCCATCTCCATCTTCTCTTAGAAACTTAGTACCACCAGATTCACCAGTAGATTTAACTTGAGTACCTTCTGAAACAGGTTCTGCCCATTTAAAGCCTCCTGTAGCACTAGCATCTGCTGTTAAAACATGATCATCAGTTGGAGCATTAGCATTTAACTTTCCTTCAGTAACTGTCTCATCACCTGGCGTAGGAACTGAAACAGCTGAACCAATTAGTGTTACAAATATAGTTGAGTTAGCTGGAGGAGCAGTACAGAATCTGATACCGTCAACACCATCTAAATAGAAACCTTCTTCACTTGTGCTATAAGTACCAGCGTTACTCTTTTGAACAACACCGTTTAAGACAACTATTAATTGGTTTTTATTGATTACACTAGCAGCATTACCTGAATCTCTTAAATCAAATTGAGTTGCTGATCCAAAGGTAGGAGGTCCAGATGTTGCACCATTATCAACAACAGTTAATTCTTTAAATTCACCAGTTGATGTAACCTCTGCCCAAGCTGCTTGTAAATCTGTAGTACTTGTACTAGCTGCAGGAGCACCAAAGACATACATCTTATTAGTTCCTGTATTCCAATACATGTCCCCATCACAAGGATACGCACCAGTATTAGCTCCAGTAGCATCACATAAACCAGTTACAGGTGCAGAAGCTGCTACTCTATATCTTGCAGCAAAGTCATTTATATCATTACTTAGACTTAAGACATCACCGTCTTTAGCTAAGAATTTATAGAAGTCATATGTATGTTCTGTACTGGTTGTCTGAACTAACATTGTATAGTTAGCTGTCAGTGTTGAACCAGCATCTGTTGGTATATTATTAATTGTTACAGTGCTACTTCCACCTGTTCTAGTACCATTTGAACTTGTGTTACTTGAAACAGTAAGTCCATTTGGATTAGTAATACTTAGTACAGTACCAGCATCATTATTAGGATCAGGATGAGAAGCAGGGAAGTTATCTTTATCAGGAACGACAACGAAACCACCAACTGAGTTAACAACATCAACAACGTGATCTGCTACAGCTTTAGATGTAGGAATCTTTGCATCACTGTTAGCAGTTAGTGTTGTTTCTGTATCTGATATATTTCCAATCTGTACAGCATCAGTACCAATAGTTGTAACACCAGCATTAGTAATAGTGACATCACCAGACATATCGACTGGAGCTGCTTTATTAGATCCATTACCAACTAAGATCTTAGCACTATTTACATCTTCTAATTTTGAATATGTAATTGCTGCGCTAGCATTTATATCAGCATTAACAATTGTTCCATCTATTATATTAGCTGAAGCAACTGAGTTATCAGCTAATTCACTAGCACCAACTGCATCAGCTGCAATCTGAGTAGCTGTAATTGTATCATTTACAAGCTTACCACCTGTAATGGTTGTGTTTGCTATATCAGCATCGACAATTGTACCATCAAATATTTTAGCACTTGTTACAGCACCATCTTTTATATCTTGTGTTGTTATTGTTTGATCTTTCTCTTCAGCAATAGCATATAATGCTTGCTTTGTATTATTGTTTAAATCACCTGCTTTAACTGAGGAACCTGCAGCAAAGGTAGCTTTAGGATCATACTCACCTCCAGCAGTAGCTACGTCTGTATCACGATAAATGCGGATAGATTGTCCAGATGTTGGTATATTTCCAGATGTAAATACTACAGTACCTCCACCAGTTGTAGTATAACTAGTTATGTTATAATGTGTGCTAACAGTTTTAACAACATTATCTACTTCAACTTTTACATCGGATACTTGGTATGAAGGGAAGGAAAAATTCTTATTATTGTTCCCATCCCCAGTCAGGTCTACGAATGTTAATGCCATTGTTTATCTATAAATTGAGAGGATGTCACGAGTTTGTTCTTTTTTCCTATACTTAGCTTGTTTTCTAAGTAAAGCTTCTTTCTTAAGTTGCTGAATACGTGGGTCATTCATTATCTGAGCCCATGCAGTACGTCTTGCTAGTTGGAAGATACGATCTATTTGCATGTTATGGTAATAATCCATAGCATCATACTTACCTCTATCTCCAGCATTACGATCAGCTTCCATAGTATCTAATGATTCTAGAATCTTAGGATTCTCAGCTAATTTATTTAGTTTAGCTTCTATCTTTTGATCACCGATAGCTTTTTGGAACATAGAACGTAGTCTTGGATGTTCACTTAGGTCTACGCCATCGGGTGACATAAAGGTAGACATTCGTAAATCATAACCACTATCGAATATTAATTTCCTACCAGGACTGTAATCTAAGTTTAATGATATAGGACTAAAAGTATTATAAGCTCTAGTATTGAAGTCATAGTCTCTAATAGGTCTACCATTCAGTAAGTCATACTTAGTAGGTAATGGTTCACCTGTTAGATATTCTGATATTAAGTTTCTATTTCTAACGGATTGAACTACACCAGAGTTGATTTCCTTCATATAAGGATTAAATAGTTTACCTAGATCATTCCGTAAGCCAGCTAGAGGTACTTGGTTATTTAATATACCACCAAGTATTCTATTCTGTTGTCCAGGTCTACCTGCTACCATATCAACCATTTGTTGAATACCAGCAAAGTAAGACTTACTCGATACAGACTGTGCTATAACAAGGGCTACTTTTTGGAACTGTTGTTCAGTCCATTCATCACCCATTAATAAACTATAATCACCTATATCTCCTATTGTAGAGAATATAAGGTTAAATGGTTCTACTGAATCATATCCTACCCATACTCCACCAAGCTTTATTTGTCTTGGTCTATATCCTGCATCTATCCATGCTTGTCTTTTCTGTCTATCAACTGGACCGTTACCTGTTAAGTTACCATTTAGGAATGCTTGACCAGCCATAAAGGTTACAGCAGATCCTATAGCTAAACGACCATTTTGTAATGCCTTAGCATTAGCTAGATCTTCCGATGTTTTAATACCATATTCAGCTACAGCTGCTAAGTTATCAGGAGTAGCACGAGCGATATCATTGAATTCCTTAACCAGGAAGTTAAATCCAGGTGTGTGTTTAGCTGTTAAAGTTAAACCATTAACACCTGTTCTTGCAAATAAGAAGAAAGGTTTACTCCAAGGTGTAGCAGCAAAAGCATCTTCTAGCTTTTTAGCAAATCCTTTTAAGTCAGCAGTTAGAGTAACTTCTTTACGAGCCCATTTGGTTGCTTCATCTGTTAGATTACCTTGAGCATCCCATACTTGGCTATGAAAATCATTCTCATAAGCCCTCATGAATTCTGGTGTAATCTCAGGTATGTCGTAACCCTTGGTCTCTAAGTCCATTATCCTACGCATAGCCTTCTCTCTCATCCTAGCTCTACCTAAAATATAAGCAAAACTATCATCAGTAGCAGCCATCAGCTTAGTTGAATAAGTAAGTAAATTACTATTATTCGCCTGTCTAGCCATATTTGCCATAGCAAAAAGGGCTCTATCACCGAGACTTGCTCTACCACTATCTTCGTAATATCTTCTTAGTAATTCCCAGTTAGCATCATCTTGTGCATAGTCATAGAATCTAGTCTTAACACTAGACATATCACCACTCCAATAGGAGTTTAATCTAGTTCTAAATAATTCAAAGCTTTCTGGTATAGCTTGAATCATAGCATTCATAGCAGATAGACTAGCTCTTTGTGTTGCTCTATCTCCAGTCATAGTAGCACCTACAACTTGAGATGCTGGACGCATAAAGGTAGCAGTACTTGTACCCATAATAGCTCTCATAGAGGTTTTAACACCACTAAGAATACTATGAACATACATCTTACCTAGTTCTTGGATTAAGACACCTGTTCTATTAGGTTGTCTTGGGTCCATAGAACCACCTTTAATCATCTTCTTAGCCCAGTTATCAAAGTCATCTATGTTATTAACTGTTCTCATTGAAGAGAATAATTCAAACAAAGCATTCATTATCTCTGGACTTTCATCTTCTTTAGCTATCTTTAATATAGATATAATAGCATCTTTAGTATCCTCCATCTCTTGTGTAAGGATCTTTTCTAATGCAGGTCTCTGTTTACCAGCACCTAAGTTTCTAAAGTCAGCAGACTTCATGATCCTAGCTTTCTTAGTTTCTCTTAAGAGTGCCATTATGTTATCAACAATCCTTGCTGCTGGTCCATCAATGTCTCTTAGATCTGCTATGTCTGCTAGTTCTCTACCTGCTATACCATAATCTCTAATTTGATGTAAGAGTGATCCTACTATTAGATCAGCTGTAACAACATTTTTAGCAGTAAATGTTTCTATTGTATCAATTACTTCTCCCTTTGCATTAGTAATATCATAGGTTGCTTTAGATTGATATAGTTCAGCTAAGAATTCATCAGGAGTTAAATCAGCTGGATTTCTTCCTAATGTTATTCTTTGATATGCTTCTAAAGAATCACCCCATACTTCTATTAAAGCTTGTCTATTACCTCTAACAGCAGCTAATTCTTGTTGATATCTTTGATCGCCAATTAGATTTCTTAAGATACTTTCAGCAGTATCTTCACTCATATCACCTTCTCTAGCGATACGTTCTAATTGAACTGGAGTACCTACACGACCAACAGAACCTTCAGCACCTTCCCATGTTCTTGTACGTCTTAGTGTTTGTAAAGCTTCATAAACAGGTTGTTCTGATGTATAAGCTCCTTGCCATGGGTCAGTTATACCCTGATTCATAACATCAGGTTCAACAGCATTATTTAATCTTATGTCTTCTGCTTCAGCTGCATAAATCTTTTGTTTAGCATCTAACTTTTTTAGAGCTAGAGCTAGATCATTATTCTTTATATTATCATTTCTGAATTTAATCTGCTCTGCTACTCGTGGAGCATTTCCACGTACAGCTAATAATACACTGTCAAATACTACACCAATTCCCATACCTTCAAGTATGTTCTTCAGCTTCATCATTACTGGATGGTCAGTATCTCTAGTTGTTAATGGTGTATCTATAAATCCAAATGAATTCCGTAAAGCTCCTAATGCATTATGTCCATCTGATTCTTTAGATATTAAATCGGTAGCTGCACCAACTACAGCAGCTCGTTTTAAGCTTAATGATGTAGCACCTATCAGCCAAGCTGGTAATGTTACTGGAGCTGTTTGAGCAACACCATATATAGCAGCTGCCATTGAACCGAAATGTACAGTTCCTCTAGCTAATTTACCCCACCATGTTTTAGTTACTATAGGATTTTCTTCATCTACAAAAGGATCCCAATCTGGTCTATAACCTTCATCTGTCTTTCTTTCTCTAGCCATCTCTCCAGAGACCGCATCAATTGTACGTTCTGGAAAGGTAGTTATAGAAGAGGCGGTATCTTGTAGACCGCCTGATAAGATTGATTGAGCTTCTTTTGCGTATGCTTTTAATCCCCATTTTTCTGCATCTCTGGGATCACTTACTTCAGCCTTAGCTTGTGTTTCTTCAGCAATTTGTTCTTGTTGAAGAGTGTCCCTAGCTTCTTTATTTTCTTCTAATTTATTTAGAAAAGCATCTGTAGTCTGAACTGCAGCATCTATCTCTTCATTACTAAATAGAAGATTAGGATCTTCTGGCATGTGTTTACTCTGTTTGTGTTGTACTTCTCACAAGCTCCTTAGCTACTTCTGGAAGTAATGTATCTAGTCTAAGCCAAGTGGGTAGATCTCCAACCATTTCTAAGAATTCATCATGGTCTTGTTGTGGTATATTGACTAACCTTCGATACCTAGTTTCTAATGTTTGATAATTATTAGCAGCATTTGCTTTCATTCTTAGTCTAGCTATTAGTAGTTTATTCTGACCATCTTCATCAAATAATGTATCTGATGTCAGTTGATTAGAAAGTACTACTTCGATGAAACCTTGAGGTGTTAAATCATAACGACCTAGATTTGTATAACCTTCATCTAATAAGACAGCTATATCTCCAAAGGTAACTTCAGATAACTTCTTACCTGTTAATGCTTCTATACTTTGATAGTCTCCATTAGCATTACGGATAGCATCGTAGCCACCATTAGCTTCAGCTAGAGGAGATGCAATAGTATCTAGCATCCAAACTATATCTTCATTCTCCTGTGTAACTCTATAAGTTTTAGCAGCAGAAGGTTTTAGTAAGAGTCTCTGATGTTTAGGTGATAGGTTCTCTTCTTCTGGTAGTTTACGATTACTAGGTTTAATAGCTCCTGTAGATTCTAATCTATTCAGTATAAGTCTCTCAGGATTCATACCTATTTTTCTAGCAATCTGTCTATAATAGAATGGTTGATTAACTTCTCTACCTTGACGGCTCTTCTCTAAATAATTAAGAGCATCTATAAGATGAGGTTCTTCACCTTTCCATGGAGATGTACTATTAATAAGACTTCTATCTTTACCTATTTGTTTAACTATACCATTAACTTCTCTAGCAGGTTCTACATTATATGAAGACTCTCCTCTAGTATCCCATTGATATACACCAGGAGATGTTTCTTTCCATAGACCATCTTTAACAGCAGCTATAGCTTCTTTATGAGCTTGGAGATCATTACCTCCCTCTGATATAATACCGTTATATACAGCATCATATTCTCTAACAGCTTGCTCATAATTAGATTGCCACTTAGGTGTCTTAGCTTGATTAACATCAGACTCCAGAGTTCTAGCTGTTACTTCTGCTGAGATAGCACTATTCCTTCTAGTTATAGCATCCTTGGTTAAGCCTTCTTGTGACCTAGCAATATCTATCCATTTCTTTTTAATGTCTGGATCGATAATACCTCTAAGATCTGAAGGTTCAATACGTTGATTTAGTGTATAATGATTATAAGCAAGTTGGGCATCTATTTCCTGATCATCATACATACCATCATATGGTAAGTTCTTCATGATATCAGGTAACTCTTCAGGGTTTCTTATACCCCACTTCTCCATGAAATCTAATTGAATATCTGTTACGGATTTATAAGTTACAGGGGCATCTTCGCTATCAATAGCTTTAAGTATTGCTAAAGCTTGAGCATTCATCTCAGTCTCTCTAGCTTCTTTAGCTGCATCTGAAGTTTCCTTCTCTTGCTCTCTTAAAACTTTTAGTAATCTACCTGAATCTTTTCTCCAATAATTTCTAGCAGTAACCCAGTGTGGGTTTTCTGGAGTACTATCGTGTGCTAAGAATTGATGATCTAGAACAGGTTGTATATCTGCTCTATCAAGTATACCTTGTTGAACGCCAGTGATCAGCATATCAAATGCTTCTACTCTAGCTAGGTCATATCTACCATCATGTGCTCCTTTATAGATATTAATATAATCTATTAGGAATCCAGGATCTTGATTGATTCTAGTTTCTAGTTCTTTTGAACGACCTTCAAGTTGAAGTTGTTTATATACTTCACCTTCTGTTTCTAGTTCTTTCTTAACTCTAGCTTCATCTCTATCAATTAATTCATTGATAAAGTTACGTTTCCAAAGACCTGCTCTACCACCAGCTATATCTTTATGCTTATAGGCATACCATGCATCTATAGTATCACTAATAAATCTTCTCTCTTCAGCACCTACAGCTTCATTATAAGTCTTATAAATCTGAAGACCATCAGCTGTGTACTGTCCAGTCATAGGAACTTTCATTCCTGCTTCAGCTAGTGGTCTATAAGAATTCTCATGATCAAGAAGTAGATGTTTCATGTTATCTATGAGTTCTACTTCATTCTCATGACTTCCACCAGGACCACGAATTAGATTATTAGCATCCTCATTAGCTCCCATAGCTTGAAGTTGACCAGCAAAGTCATTTGCTTCAGCTCTGGAAGCTTTAAGTTGAGGTTGTATTTCTATTTCTTTTGCTACATCTTTATCAAAGTTACCTTTACCAGGATAATGAGCCCATTTAACATTACCAATAGTTTCTTTCTGAGCAACTAATCTATTAGCATACTCATAGTATTGACCCCAGTAATCTTGAAATTCTTTAAGATCTTGTTTAGTTTGTTTACCTTGCTTAAGCATTGCAAGGAACTCTTTAGGTCTATTCTCGTCTCTCTTATGTAGGTGGTTGTATGTTCTAATAAGGGAATTGAAATGAGCATCCAATCCCTTTTGTGTTTCATCTATATTAGCATTAACTGATTTAACTTTTTCGCCAATAGCTTCTTCATCTATATAATTCTCTTTCATACCTGCAGTAGGCAGAGTATCGAGCTTATACATTAATGCTAGGTTTGAATCACTCATGCGACAACCTCCATGTCTACATCAACTTTAGAATAATCTACAACTAAATAGTTATCTCTTATATCTACAGCCATAGGATTAATCTTAACAACGTCTTGAGCTATAACACCACGATAACGTTTGTTAGGTATTGATTTATAATTCCATTCAAATATTTTATATCCTTGTGGTGATTTACCTACTTCTTCTATGTTTTCTTTAGCTCTTATATCAGATAATCCCATTACACCTGATGCTATACCAAGACCCATTGAAAGACTATTAAAGAATTGTCCTTGTGTATCTCTAGGAGGCATCATAACTGGAGCACCATATTCAGGTCTAGCTCCTAATGAAGCTCTATTCTTAGCTACATGCATCTGATGATTTCGTGATATCATCTGATTAGCTATATCCATATTTCGACCAAAGGTATTATTGATTGTACTTTCTATTTGTTTCTGTTTATCTAAGATAGCTTTGTATTTAGCAACATTATATCTATTAGATCTAGCTACTCCAGTCTTATCTGAGTATCTAGATATCTTAGCTTTCTGTTTATAAATACCTTCTTGAGCAAGTCTACCCTTACCTAAAGTCCATAAGGCTTTAGAATGAGCATCACTCTTGGTACGACTTAACGCTCTAGTTAAACTCTGGCTACGACGTTTAACACCAGCTTCTCTATTCCAGTATTTTAGAGAGTCTGAATGATACTTACTATCTTTCTTAAACTTCTCTATCTTTGCTTGCATTCTTATGCCAGCATTAGGATCAGGAGCGCACACGGCAAAATTCTATAAAGGACAAATTGTGAGGACCATGTAATTTTTTTCGTAAAAATTTAAAGCCCAAAAATCTCAGTAGTTTTAAATGAACTGTATTACGTTCATCAACTATATTCCATAGTAGTGGTTCTTCTCTACGTTCTACAAAACGTTTAGCTTCTCTAGCAAAGGTGTGTGGGTACTCTTCTATAGCGGGTGTTGTGAGCATCCATATTAAACCACCTTCTTCGACTCCAGCCATACCAGCAGTCTTGCCGTTAGGCACCGTGAAATACACGGAGGAGCCTTTCTGGGCTGCTTTGACAAGCTCTACTAATGGATCTACCCCATGACCTTCTTCGACCTCTCTGCGGTCATCTGGGCGTAGATTGAAGGCTACCTCAGCAGCAGCCTCCAATGTTATTGGGTGAATAAAATCTGACATTACATACGTCTATAGTGCATGGGCGACCAGTCACCTTCCCAAGACATTGATCTCAGAGTAGCAGGTGCTGGATGAGTAGATTTTAACGTAACATCTACATTTGAATTACGTTCATATATTGGAACGTCTTTAATTTTTTCAGCTAAATATGGAGCATCTGATGCATCATATTCATCTAGATCAGTGGATTCATATACTTCAGTATAGTCAGTCTTACCTACTCTAGTAAGTGTAGTTCTATATAAACCTATCTTACCAAAGTTTAGTTTCATTCTATGTACAGTTAGTTTAGAATTTACATCTGATTGAACTGTACCTTCTTCACCTGTTTTCTGTAAATAAAATCTAGGGAAGTCTACTTGATAATCATAGAGATATCCTATCTTTAATGTAGCACTAGACCAATCACCAGGAACAGTGAAATCATCACTATTAATGATAGTACATTCTGCATATCTACCTACCCTTGCTGTGTTAGAATCTACATCGACTAATACTAATTTATTATCTGTTGAAGTTACTTCATCTATCCAATCAGATTGATTAGTAAATGTAGTTATATTTGTAATAGGATCAAAAACACCACTAGATACATTAGTATAATTATCTAAGTGTATTTTATAATTAGTATCATCTTGAGTTATTGCTGGATCTGCATCTTCTTGTACTAAGTTAACTTGTTGTAAGAAATTATCAGTATCTAAAAAGAAATATTGATCATTAATACAGAAATGATATTTAAGTGGGTTGTTAAATTTCCATTTAAACCAGGATGTTTGTATTTGTTTATCACCTGTTCTTACATATCTATAACCTATTACTGTATTATTATCTGTTTTACCAAAGAATACTAAATTATTCTCCTTTGAATTAGTGAATAAGTCTAAGTTTTTAGGTAATAAACTAGGTACAACTTTACTTGTATCTTGTACCATTGGTTCACCTTCTCTAGCTATATTAGCTATCTCCATAAACCTACTATACTTATTAGAATTATCTATAAAACCTACAGTTTGACCTAATGAGATAGGAGGTGTAACAGTGTCATAGTTATACCATGCTACTGCTCTTAACTTAGCTGTATCTGGATTCAATATAGTATCATCAGATGCTAATAAGAACTGAGCATTAGAACTGAAACATAATAAACCAGATGTAATTTCTATTGCATCAAATAAATCAGAAGGATAATTAGAAGAACATGATATATCAATAGGATCTGAAGCACTAACTGTTAATGCTGTATTAGACCAGAAGTTAGGTTCAGCTATTGATCCAGGTCTAGATGTAACAACACTTTCACCTGATAGAAAGGCTAATCTATTTCTAAAGAACAATACTTTATTAATAGTTTTACCTATAAAAGATGGTTTAGGGTTAGTAATATCATCACCTATCTCTCTATCTTTCCATGAATATTTTTTAAGTAAGAAGTCACCACTAGCTTGTCTCTGTAGTATATGAGGCATAGTAGTAGCATCAAAGCTTTTAACTATACCAGGTGCTGCACATTCTACCCATGATCCAGCACCATCTTTATCATTCTCTCCATTAAATTTCACATAATAGTCATCTTCATCAGACATTCTAGTATTAGAAATCTTTACTATCATGTTATGTACACATTGGATTGGTAGATTTTGTACATCATTAATCTGTTGTTGTACAACACGCATGAGATCCTGATCAACAACCTCTACATTGAAATCATCTGCATCATTTGTTGTATAAATATAAATACCATTACCTACTATTTTACTTAGAATAGGATTACCATTTACAGTTACTCCAGATATTTCTGAAGCAATACCGCCTAAGATAGACTCTACTGTTACACAAGTATCTGAATCAAATGGTGTTGGAACTGGTCTAACAGCTTTCAAATTAGCAGTTACTGCTGGTGCTTCATGATGTGTAACTTGAATAGTATAGGTATATGCTGTAGCAGCTTGATCCATCTCAACAGTTATCTCATCATCTGTAACCCAACCTTCTCCACCATGTAATAAAGTTAACTCACGGTTATAAGAACAACGATAGTCACTTCCAGTTACTGAACTACCAGCACCATCTCTGACTCCTTGCTGTCCTAAAGCACTCATTCTAAATGTAAGATTCTCTCCAGTACCTATAGTACATGTAGCTGTTGCTTGAACACCAGCATACGTCCAGTCTATATTACCATCGCTTACTGTTCCTGAAGTATGTGTTGGTGGTGTAGATCCACATAAAGTATTGTTTGGACTTTGAGATGTATAGATTCTTCCATCATAATAGTGCTGGTTAAGATATTGAATAGCTTTACCTGTTTCCCAAGCATGACCTATGATTACAGTAGGAGCTGATGTATAACCTGAACCACAATGAACAATTGTTGCTGTTCCTATAGAACCACTGTTTATAGAGACTGATCCTTTTGCACCACTACCTCCTCCTCCAACAAAAAATACCTCGTTATTATTAGTATAACCACTACCACCATTTGTTATAGTCAGTGTTAAAACAGGTTTACTAATAGCAAATACTTGTGTACCTATCCCAGGACATGTACCACTACCATTACCTTCATCTAAAGTATCACTTTTAATCTTGATCCTAGTAGCTGTATTGATAGTCTGTGTTGTAGTATCATCATATATATTTAATCCATACTGTCTACCATTCTCTGTTCTAGCTAATTCTATATAAGCAAAGTTCTTATGTGGTCTCTCATCTGTTGTACCTGTAGTAGCTACTGTTTTAGCTCTATTATTTAAGAAGGTAGTATCATTAATAGTTAATGCTTGTATGTCTTCTGTATCTGTAGTAGGATTAGGGGTTAAGTAGGATGTAATTGATGTATGATCTGGATCACTAGAATTGTAAGTCTGTCCAGCTGTATCATAATGAACAGTTTTCTCAATACCATCATTACAACTCCATATCCTAACCTTACCATCATCTGCTACTTGTCCTATATAAGAGCCCTCTGTTTCATCTCTATAGTAATGAAACCAAGACCCACCTACTTGTACATTAGTAAGTTTATCACTACCTATACGTTTAGAACCAGGTCTTTTATATAAACCATATACTAGATCTGGTATAGCATTCTGAACAGACTTAACTTGACCAGGTACTTTTAACTGATCAGGCTGTTCAGATATACCACCAGTATAGTTAGGTATTGTTTGAGTAATTCCTGCCATTAGCGTCTAAGATTTTTCCAAGGTTCATAAGCTGTATAGACTGAATCTTCTGGTAAACCAAACATAGTATGATTACCTTGATTACATTCATACTCCATACATGCAGCTCTAGCAAGTTGTTCTTGCTGAGTTATAAGTTGTACTAATTGAGCATTTACTACTAGCTGGCTGGCTGCTACTCGTGCTGCTCTGTAAACTATATATCTTCTGAATACTAAAGGTATATCTTCAAAAGAAAATAACCTAACTATATCTAATAACATCTCATCGGTATCTGACCAGTCATCTGTATGGTCATACTTATCATATAAATATCCTCCTCTTTTTACTACATCAAATTCTCTTTTCTTCCAACCATCAGTCACATCCATCTTTAAAATATCAGCACCAATAGCTATCTTACCACTAGTATCTGGAGTATAAGATACATGCTTTTCTGTATTGAAGTGCCAGCCTTCTGCCTGTACATCAACATTAGCATCTCTTAATAGATTATATATAAATCCTATCTCTGGATTATCTTGTACTATCGAAGTGACTGGTGATTGACCGATGGCTCCCAGGATAGAATTTACTGCGGAGAGTTCGGTCTCGTTATCTGTTGTCGTGGTTGCCATAAATAAAAAAAGAGGGAGCCCGAAGACTCCCCGTATGTTGGTTAATTAAAAATTATTACCCGAATGCAGTTGGCTTAGTAGTTGTTCCTGCGAACAGTTCTACAGCAGCAGCTGGATTAAGATAGTCGGCACCCATAGCGAGACGTCCGAGGATTACATCACCTTGGTAGATGACTGATACATCCCCAGAAGTTACTTGAACTTGAGGTCCGATTGCTTCAACACAACCTACAGCTTCTTTCTGGAATATAAGTCCACAGCTATTAGCGAACTTAGCTTCTTGTCCGTAGTCATTAACGGTACGCTGACCAGAAGGAGTTGAGTTGGCGTGTTGATCACCCATTGACTCAGACACGAAGTCACCAGTATTACCTGGATCGATAGTATCAAGGTCAGTAGCAGCAGATGCACCTGAAGAAGGAGCATACTTTGTACCAAACTTGCTGAAGAATGGGATGTTCATTGATTTGTAAATCTTGATACCAGCAATCTCATAAACACCCTTACCTGATTGTAGGGCATCTCCTTGCTCGTCTCTGTTTACTAGGTATGCACCGATACCTGATCCGTCTAAACCTTTGATTAAAGCATAGTACTGCCTTGGGTTTATAACGGCTACTCGACCCTCAGTAGATACTCCCTTCTCATCTAAAGCTGCAGCTGCATCATAGAATGCAGTCACGAGCTTATCTGGATCAAGAGCATCGTCAGCATTAGAACCAGCTCCAACTTGGATCTGTGTTCCGCCTGGCTCGACGTAGTTTGTCTTTGTGATTGGTGAAGCTTTACGTGCAGCTTTACTTACTGCTCTGAAGATTCTCCTATCATAATTTTCTGCTAAAGCATAGCCGATTTTACGACTTATTTCTCCTCGCAGATCGTAATGCGCAAGTGTCTCATCGAGCTCATAGACGAATGCACTAGAGATGAGTAGATCATCACAAGTGATTGTCTTTTCTGCTACTGGAGGAGCACCGTCACCATTACCTAATATACTATTCCCTGGAGTATGGAATTCAGCATTCGTTCTACCTGTGTAGATGAACTGCAATGACTTCCCGTTCTTAAGTGTTCTCTTTGTGATTAGATCACGAGCAATTGTGTTGCGTTGGAACCCTTTGAACAGCTCTCCAGAAAACAGCTTGAGATATAATTCTCTACGTGCAGCAGTTGTAGTAGCTGCACCGTTATCAGCACCACCCCAGGTAAGACTGGTAGTAGAGCTGGAACTTTGATGTGCCATTTCCTATGGATAAATTTATATTTACTTTCTTCAGCTGAAAATTTTTTGATCAATTTTTCGTGGTCTTTCCCACCGTCTAGACGGCTAAAGGTATCCTGCGTACAGGGCTAAAGCCAATTAGTCAGAGGTCCGACACT